GAGCCGAGCATGACAGAGTTTGACAAGGCAGACTTGGATTCCAACGGAAGCATTGATCGCGTTGAGTGGAATAAACTTGAGCTTGAAGATCGTAGGCTTGAGATAATTGATCAAGATTTAAAGCGCAACGCAGAGCGCAGATTCACAGGCTTGGCTTTGATGGGGATGTTGGTTTACCCGTTTATTATCCTGTTGGCGTCTGTGCTGGGCTTCGATAAAGCAGCTTCTCTTATAACCGACATAGCTTCCGTTTATGTGATTGCCGCGTCTGGTGTTGTCGCTGCGTTCATGGGCTTCAACGCCTACTCTGCCAAGAGTAACAACAAGAAGGCTTCAATATCATATGACAAAGAACAAGGAGATAGGTAATGTCTGACATTAAAATTAAGAAAGTTATAAAGGGTTTGAAGAAAGCATCTAAGCTTCATGCTGGTCAAGCCAAAACGCTAAAGACAATGTTGAAAAAGAAGAAGAAGAAATGAGCATACTGAGCGCATTAATAGGTCCAGCGACAGAGCTTGCTGGTAAGTTCATACAAGATAAAGACAAAGCTGCGGATTTGGCCCATACCCTTAGTACAATGGCCGACAGACACGCGCAGGAAGCCCTGTTAGCCCAGATAGAAGTTAACAAAACTGAGGCCGCTGGAAATTGGTTTCAGGCGTCTTGGCGTCCACTTTGCGGGTACGTCTGTGTTCTTGGTTTGATGGTTAACTTTCTTATCTCCCCAATTTGCGCTGGATTTGGGTTTATAATCCCGCAGGCCGAAATGACTACTATGCTCCCGATTTTGACTGGAATGTTGGGGTTGGCAGGGATGCGTTCATTTGAACGTGTTAAAAAAGTTGGAAAATAAAACAGGATAAAACAATGACTTTTAAATTAAGCGCGAAAAGCGAAGCCAAGCTAGAGGGTTTAGACCCAAGGCTTGTTGCGGTTGTTAAGTCAGCCATACATAAAACAAAGATAGACTTTGGTGTGATCTGCGGCATGAGAACGCTAGAAGAGCAGACCAAGCTTGTCGCGGCTGGTGCTTCTCAAACCATGAAAAGTAAACACTTGCAGGGCTATGCCGTAGACCTAATGGCGTATATTGGCTCCCGTGGCTCTTGGGAACTAAATCTATATGATGATATTGCGGATGCTATGGCTGAAGCTGCTAGGGAAGTAGACGTTCCTATTCGTTGGGGCGCAGCTTGGAACATATCAAACGTAGCTCAGTTTCACGGCGGGACTATGGAAGATGCCATGAACAGTTATATTGATGAGCGCAGGACACAAGGTCGTAGACCGTTCATTGATGGGCCGCATTTTGAGCTTATGGTTTAAATCTCTATTGCCTTTCTAATAAATTATAGTAATCTGCGTATCAGATAAACTGGGATTTTATAAGAATGGATGAGATATTTATTGCGGAAGCAGTTTTCCGTATGATACGAGAAAGACGACAGAACATTGTTGACCAAATGCAATACGGCAATGTGAAGTCGCAGGAGCAATATCGTGAGCTTATGGGGAATTTAGACGCCCTAAATCATGTGGAACAGGAACTCAAGGGCCTGCTAGATAAACAGGAGCGTAGCAATGACTAAAGCGCAAACAGTAAACTTGAAAGCAGCAAAAGAGGCCGTTGCAGGTCTCGGAAAAGAAAAAGTGCTGGATCCCGAAAAAATCGGGGAAAGTCTCTTAGAAAGAATGCCCGGCCCAACTGGTTGGCGACTGTTGATTCTTCCGTACCGCGGTAAGGGTCAGACAGAAGGCGGCATATATCTTCCCAACCAAGTTGTTGAGGAAAATGCGGTCTCCACCCAAGTAGGATACGTCCTAAAGGTCGGTGAATTAGCGTATCAGGACACGGATAAGTTTCCGCATGGACCGTGGTGCGCGAAAGGTGATTGGGTAATGTTTGCCCGGTACGCTGGCTCTCGTTTCCGGATTGACGGTGGAGAGGTTCGTATTCTTAACGACGACGAGATTTTGGCAACGATCCAAAGTCCCGAAGATGTTTTACATTTCTAGGAGTAAAAAATGACTGAAGTAAACCAAATAGAACTTGATTTAGATGCCGAAGATACCGGACCTGTTGATGTTGAAGTTTTAACTGAGGCCCCTGTTTCAGAAGATGACTCTTTTGATCGTGCCGAAAATGCAACACAGAAGCGCATTGACCGACTTACTAAAAAGATGCGTGAGGCAGAGCGCCGTGAAAGCGAGGCTTTAAACTTTGCAAAGCAGGTTCAAGGTGAATCTCAACAACTTAAAAGCCGCATGGCTAACTTGGATACGAGTTACGTTAACGAGTATACAAACCGAGTTAACACTCAATTAACCCAAGCGGAGCAAGAGTATGCTCGTGCTATGGAGATGGGTGACAGCCAAGCAGCCGTTGAGGCAAACCGTAAGCTAACGTCTCTTTCGATTGAAAATGACCGTGCTTCTCAGGCAAAGATGCAACAAGAACGTGCAAACGCTCAACGTGCGCAGCAGCAGCCACAACAACAGCAGCAGCCGCAACAGCCACAACAGCAGGAAATTCGCCGTCCAGATCGTAAAGCCGAGTCTTGGGCAGAGAAAAACGAATGGTTTGGTCAAGACGATGCTATGACCTACGCCGCGTTTGGCATCCATAAAACCCTTGTAGAGGAAGAAGGGTTTGACCCGAAGAGCGATGACTACTATAATGAACTAGACAGTCGCATTAGCAGTAAGTTTAATACGACCTCAAACAACACTAGCAGACGTGCCGTCCAGACGGTTGCTGGGGTTTCAAGACAAACATCTGGGCGCAGCAGTGGGAAAAAGGTTCGACTCACTCCGAGCCAAGTCGCTATCGCGAAAAAATTGGGTGTGCCGCTAACTGAATACGCAAAATACGTGAAGGATTAGAACTATGTCAGAGAACAAAATTGATCGAACGCCTCACGCAAACAAAACTCGGGAGAAGACGGCTGCGCGTAAGCCGTGGGCTCCCCCGTCTATGCTAGACGCACCGCCTGCACCGGATGGTTATAAACATCGTTGGATTCGCGCCGAAACGCGTGGGTTTGATGATCGGAAAAACATCAGCGCTAAAATGCGCGAAGGTTGGGAACTTGTCCGTCAGGATGAATACCCCGACTTTGAATCCCCGGTAGTCGAAACAGGTAAATATGAAGGTGTCTTTGGAGTTGGCGGTTTAATGCTTGCTCGTATCCCTGTTGAAACAATCGCTGAACGGACGGCCTATTTTGCCAAGCGCAATACAGACCAGATGGAAGCGGTGGATTCTGACATGATGCGGGAGAACGCACACTCAACTATGACGATCAGTAATCCTGACCGTCAATCTCGCGTAACCTTTGGCGGCTCTGGAAAATAGGCCGTCTTTTTACATATGGAGCTAAGATATGGCTAATACACTAACAGGTGGCTATGGTCTTCGTCCTATTAGTAAAGTTGGTGGAAACGTTAACTCAACTGGTATTACTCAGTATGAGATAAAAAGTGACTACTCAACTGCCATTTTTAACGGTGGTATTGTTATTCCGGTAAACACTGGAACAATAATATTGACCGATCAAGCGGTTGCTCCGCTTGGTGTAATGGCTGGAGTCGAATACGTAGACTCTACTACTAAGAAGCGAACCTTCCTAAACTACTGGCCCGGTTCTAACAGCGTCAGCGTTGACACAAATTTCCCGATACTGGCGTCTATATATGACGATCCGTTTCAGCTATTTGTGGTAGCCGCGGACGGAACAAATACAAGCAGAGCGACAGCCCAGCTTGATGTGTTCATCAACTGTAATATGGCAGCAGTAGGCGGTGGCAGCACTAATACCGGAATGTCTTCTGACATGCTGGACATTAGTACGGCAGCAACAACTAACACGTTGGATGTTCGGATTGTAGGTCTTTATAATGATCCTTCAAACGAAGATTATGCTGCTTTAGGTCATCAATATATTGTTCGTCTAAACGGTCACTTCAACAACGGTAATACTATCGCTGTTGGTACTTACGCAACAACTGGCATTTAAGGAAGGGATATAGAATATGGCTATTTCTCGCGCACAACTAGCGGCAGAGCTAGAACCCGGCCTAAATGCTTTATTTGGGCTTGAATACGATCGTTACGAGAACGAACATGGC